GATTATTATCTACTACTGATGGGGGGTTATTTGATTCATCCATAACAACTCTAAATGTTGTTAAACCTTGTTGTTGTTGAACTGAGGATAAATATGGGTTAATAATAGATAAAAAATTATTCCTAGTAATTGCATTATTTTGTTCAAATACAAATGTATCCCCTACCTGAGATATAAAGTTTTTTAATTCTATTAATAAACGTCTTACATTTACACGGTCTAAAGCACTTTTTTTCTTTTGTAATGTTTTTTGTCCAAATACTGTTACTCCAGATCCAGGAAATGTTGCAATTGGGTTTACATTATTTTGATAAAGTGAATCTCTATTTGCTTGAGTTAATACCCTTTCAGTTTGAACCGTTGTTGTCATAATACCTCTATTAATTCCAGCAGGTGCAAACCAAGGAAATGCTACATTATCATTAAAAGCATATACACCTGGGACCATTGTTGAAGCAGGTACCCAAACTTGGTTCCCATAATTAGGGTCAATTGTTTTTAACCAAGGCCAATAAGTTGCTGCATATGAGGTGTCAAAAGCACTTGCAGCCGTATTTACTGGGATTAAATTTGAATTATATCCTACAACATCAATGATTGCCATTGCATCCCCTCTGTTTTGAGCCATTGTAATAAGTTGGCTTACAGCAGGAAAATGGAAAGATGAATTTCCTATTAATCCCGGGGCAGTTATAAAATTATAATTGTAAGCATCTTTATTTGCTAGTAAAGCAATAGATTCTGTGTATTCATTTGCTACTAATCCTTGAATATTAGTTGCTGAAATATTTTCATAGTATGCTCCAGCAACACCAGTAGGGATATTACTTCCTTTTCCGTTACCAAAAGATCCACTACTAGCTATAGGTAAAGAACCTGTAAATTGAGCTTTAGGGTTACCATTATTGTCAAAATAACTTGGTGTAGGTTGGTTTACTTGTTTAACCCTAACATATGCCGATTGATTTGGGTAACTTCCTGAAAGTTGAACATAATATTCACCAGTAGATGGGTCATTTGAAACAATTTCAACCTGATTGCCGATAATTTTTTCAATATAATTTGCAGAAAATGGATCAAGTGATAAAGGGCCCCAAGTTTCTATGATTGAAGGAAAAGTTGTAGTGTCATTACCCTGTCTAATTAATAAAGTAAATGTTCCAGCGTTAACATCAGGAGATACTATTTGCCATCTAAAGTTATTTGCTGAGCCACTTAATAGGGTTCCATTAGATCCTGTAGGGCCTGTGCTGTTCATCATTTCTCCTTCAGAAATTGTTTCTAAAACAAACACATTAGTGTTATAAGGAGCACCAGCAGCATGTGAAGACGCAGAAATAAAAGAGGATGTTGCAGGAGTCCAATCAGTAATTGTACTACCACTAACTACACGAGTTACTAGCAATGAAGTTCCTCCACCATTAAAGTAATTATATGCTGAGATTGAAGTAAAATAGGTATAAGTTTGGCTTCCACTTAAAAAAGTAGTGCCAAATTTGTTTTGATAATCACTAAATGTAGTAACTAAGGTAGGAATACCTACTTTTCCTTTAACAGTTGGTCCTATAATAGCAGCGCCTGCTTGTACAGGAGCTTGGGTGATAAAAGATTGATCATTTTCTATTGCTAATACACCAGGTGATACAATTGTTTCTGCCATTATAAATAAATTATTTTATTATAAATATGGTATATTTTAAATTAGATTATTCCAATGTAGTAATCTCACCGGTTTCTGGGTTAATACTAGCTTTGCCATATTTTTCAACAAGAGTTTTGTTAAAATCTTCTTCTTTTGTTGATAATTCATATAAATATGATTTAGCTGTTTGGTGGCGATTTTCAATTTGAAGTTTAATCATTTCAATTTCACCCAATTCAAGAATTAAAACTTGTGTTTTTTGTTGAATTTCTACTAATGTGTTTTTTTCTTCTTCTGTTAAAAACTTTTTTTCTGAAACTATTCCCATGGATTTTATTTTGTTATAAATATATTATTTTCCTTGGAAAACATACGGTTTTACATAGTTTTTACTGTTTTTATTTTTACTGGTTTTTGATTTTGCATGAATACCTGGTCTCTTTTTTTTAGGTTTACGTACAAATGAAGTTACCGATTGGGTTTTTGTTTTAGCTGCCATTTTATTTACTATTTAAATTATTAACTACTTCTGCTGTAATAATAACCTGAGCTTTGCTATTATATTTTTTAATAGCTGTAATCTCTTTTTGAATGTTATCAGGAACAATATATCCAAATAGTTTAATTGAAAATGTTCCTTTAATAATACGATTTGTTGAGTCCGATATTTCTATTGCTGTAGAGTATGAATCAATAGATGCTTTAAATTTAAAGCGTTCTGGGTCTCCCCAATACGAATCTGAAGCATAGTTAATAGCTTCAATAATTTTGTTCATCTGCTCAACATAATATGTTTGAATAGCGCATGAGTATGTTAAAGTAACATAGTCAGGTACTACATTAACTACGTACTGTCTTACAGGGATTCTATTTGTTAATACACTAAAATTTGAATATGCATTCTTTGGATTGTATGTTTTCATCCAAGATGCATATAAATGAGGTGTATTAGCGTCTAATTTATTTGTTAAAGTACGGTTTTTATCGATTGTATCTCTTTTAAACATAATTAACGGAGCCATAATAGCACCATTTTTATCTTTATAATATCCGTCTTTTTGAACTGATTTCCATTTTTCAGGTGAACCATATATTACAGGTACTGCTAATCTGTTTCCGTTTTGTATTACTGTTGGGCGAATTACATTTTGAAAGTAATACATTATAGATTCGTCAATATCTTGAAGACCTACTGTAAATGGTTTTACCTTATCTCCTTTAAATGACATTTGTTCAGAACGATTAAAATCTACTCCGCTTTGATTTGTGTCTGTAAATTGGTTAAATTGGGAAGGAATATTAGGATTACCATAGGATTCACCCGTTTCAGGAAACACATACGGTTCTATCTGACTATTTTGTATCTCTAATTGAGATTTTGGGTTTGGTTTTCTAGCTGAAGGCATGTTATATTCTTTCTCTAGTTATTTGTACTTTATCTGCAGGTACATAGTGTGCGGTGCAAATAACGGATAAATTAGTTCCAAAATTTTCTAATCCAGGGTTAAGTGGGTTTTCATTATATGGATATGCTGGGTCTTTTCCAACAAATAGTTGGTTATCGTTTACATTATCAATTTCCCAATATGAATCATTCCACATTATAATATCTCCTACTTCAGGAAGAATATTAGCACCATAAGGTGTACCATCATAATTACCTATATCAGGACCTCCTCCAGAATTAACAGGATTTTTACCACGTAAATCGTCACGTAGAAATTTAAATGTCATTGGTCTATTAGTAGTTACACCAAAGTCATCAACCGGGTTAGAAAAATCTCCTCTATCAATTAATACGTTTAAAAGCACAGGTTCTTCATAGTATCTAGCGCCTGCGGCTTCACCATAAATGTTTACTTTAGTTTCAGCAGTTTTTAATTGGTAAAATACACATTGTTGAGTAATAATGTCCCATAACAACTCACGGTTGAGGTGCCTAAATAAAGAAACATCACGTTGTGTACCAAATAATGCCATATTATCCTATAAAAATTGTCATTGGAACATCGTTTAATATAGTCATTTGACTTTGTGCTTCTTCTGCTTTATTAGCTAATAAAGTTTTACGAGAAGTTGTATCAAAATATGTTCTTAAACGATCAATTAATGCTGTTCTCTCACTTGTTGCTGCTGAAATTAAATCTGCTTGGTTTAAGGTTACTTCAGATCCGGGGATAGGTAGAGTAGAGTATTTTCCTCTAACATATCCTAACATTTCTTTTGATAATGCTAGAGCATATTCAAATATCCAAGAACGACCTATTGAATTAATTTGTCGGTAAATTGGGTTTTCATACGGTACATTTGAAGCATTAGTAATCATGTCTTGCCCAGTACTAGGAGTATAAGGCATATTTCTATCGGATTCTAAAATATATTCAAAACGTAGTTTTTGTCTACCTCCTCCTAATGGAATAGGAAAAATACGTAAGTTATTGTTTACAAGTTCAAATGTAAATTGAGATTTTCTAATTTGATCATTAAGTTCTATAGCTTGTATTTTTTGTAAGTCATAGTTAATAGGCATTAACATAAAGTTAATTGCTGGTGAATATGAACCCCAACCAAAACTATCAAGCATTTGCATCATGCCCGTACCAGTTCCAGCATATGGATCAAAGTAACGGGTAATAGCAGGAGGTGCTTCATAAAATACACGTTTTATTTCAATACGACCTTGAATTCCATTATCAAGAGCCCATTGATTCATATCATAGTTTTGTTGTCCTGCTACTAAATCAAGAGAACCTGTTTTGTAACTTACTGTACCTCCAACACCTGCTTCTTCTCCATACTGTTGAGATAAACGAACAACAGAGGCCATATTATCTTGAATAACTCTATTGTTTGCTGGGCCTATAGTTTGTGGGTTGCCTTGAAAGGTTAATAAATTTTCTGCTATCTGATAAGCATATAATTCATTTCCATAAGTTGTTACTGCATCTTCAAGCGCAGTATAAAAGTTAATGTCTTGTAATTCAACTTCTACTAAAGGATATCCTAAACGTTGAGCAGCAAATTTTGCAAATTTATCTGCATCAATTTGAAATTGAGGATCATAATCGTAAAATCCAAATGGGGTATCTCCTGGTTGAAAGGTACTTGAGCCGGGCCAAATAGGAATATTCATGTGACTATTTTATTATAAATATGAAAAAAAAGGGCCTCATTTAGAGGCCCATTTTAAAAGTATGTTTTTAATTAATCTATATAATTAATTCCTATACTAAGAGAACATGTTCCTTGTATAACTAAATCTGATAAAGTAAAAGTTGATGGGTCAAATGTAGTTTTTAAACTTGCTGTGCTATCATTTGCTATAGAAAATATTATACTTCCTGTATCATTTGAAGAGGAAGGAGTATAAGTTAAATATGCTCCTATACTTCCTGTATAACTTCCAGAAAGTCCTGTAAATGAACCAGATGATAAAAAATAAAAGGATCCAGTATCTACTTTTTCCCATGTTCCGTTTATAGTATTTCTAGAATCAGATCCAGTATTAGGGATAATAGCGGTT